CTTTTGTGGTTAAGTTTGATTGTGCTATTGTACGAAAAAGGTCGTATGTACCCATTTTAGTAATTCTCCTTTCTTATTAATATTAGATTTATAAATTATTTTATTATACATAATTTTAAGACAATGTTCCCTTTTTCCATCCACCTAAAGTATTTTTCATTACTGGTGTATCTGCAACATAAACAACTCCACTTATTATCATTATTGCAGGGGTAGCAACAGGAGTTGCATACTGACCTCCCGTAAAGTTGGATTTTGCAACTGCCGCAATTATAGAATCTGCACCTGTACCACTATGAACTGCATTAACTCCTGCTAAAGCATTAAGAGCAGCTGCTATAAGTACACAAGTATTTTTGGTGGGTTCTAAAGCTGCAACAGTTTTTCCTAAAACAACTGTAATATCTGTTCCTGAAATTGTAGCCGACATATCACAATCGTTTGCTCCTGCATCTGATACGGTAATAGTAAAATCATTACCTTCTGTTCCAACTAAATCTGAATGAATCGTGATGATTCCGTTTTCACCTGCACCTATATTTATTGAAGCCTTAACTCCAGCAAGTGGATTTGTATCCGCAAACCATTTTTTTTCAAAAAATGTATATTTAGACATCTTATTACCTCCTTTTTACTTTTTATATTAATTGAATCCTGTGAACCCATTAAAACTGTATCCCACAGTCATTTTTTGCAAATTTTTTTCTGCACTATCTCTTAATTTGGTTAATTTATCCAATAGATTTGCAGGACTTGATTCATCATAATCACGATTTGTCATTCTATTTCTTAGTTTTTCTTCTCTAAATATTTGATTTTCCAACCAAACAAATTTTATTCCCTCACTAAGCACCCATTCTTCTTCTTCAGAAAGCGTTTCATTAAACTGTTTTAATGTATCATCAACATCAGTTAAATCTTTTTTACATCCTTTAAAATAAATACTTTTCGATTTACTTAAAAATATTTCAAGCAATTCTGTATATTCATTATCAGTTAACTTCTCTAATAAACCTGCATCTTGAAAAAGAATATTTACTTTTTTAAAAATACTAGAATATAATGTGGGCATCTATATCACCCCACCTTACTTAAACATTTTTATATTCGGAGAAAGTGTCTGTAAATAATTCATCTTAGTAGCATCATTAAACTGACCTTGCTTATACATATAAACTGCACGTTCAATAATTACTTCTATTAATTCACTATTACATCTACTAATTCTATCAATAAAAGTATTGTATTTGGTTTCAACAAGAAATTTACCGATTTCTCTAGGATTTACAGAACCATTATATAAAACTTCAAGATTTAGATTATAAATCAAATCTTCAACTTTAAATGTTGTATCTTCAAATGAACTAACATCAGTTATAACTATATAAGCTTTTTCAAGTAATTTCGGACTCTGTTTTAACATTGTTTTAAGTTCTAAATAAGAACAACTATCTGTATCATCTATTCCTCTAAAAGATATATAAGCATTTGTTTTAGTATGTTTATCAGTAAAACTCATGCCACCATTCAAATTAGAAGTTAGTTCTATAATTAAGTCACTAGGTACTTTTTTTCTACCTTTAATTGCCATTACTAATTAATCCTCCCTAAATTTATCTTAACTTTATTATTATCTTAACGTTTGTTAAAATAGGGAGGAGGGGGCGTAATCCCCTCACTCCATTATTTTTAATTATATAGCTTTATTTATTAAGCGAATTTATACATTCCGTATAAGCCTTCTTCAACTGTAAGAGAAGCCGCACCTATCATTCTACCAAATAAGAATTCAGGCTGACCATCATTTCTTGCTGTTCCATCAGTATCTCTAACTTCAGGTTCACCTTCAAGGACAACTTTAACTATTCTTTCACCAACGTCAGGTAATATAAACACAGAAGCATCATTTACTGCCTTTGTAGATGTACCAGCTTTATAAGCCTGTGGGAACATAAACATAGAGTTACCTCTGAACATATCATAGAATCCAAATTCATTAAATCTTCTCTTTTCACCATCAGAATAACCAGCACCATCAGCAATGTTAGCCAATGCAATCTGAGTGCCAAATATCTGAACTTTTGAAGCACCAGAAGCAGACTGTACTTGAGAAATTAATTCTAACATTGTACCAGCATCAAAAGCACCTGTATGCTTATAGGCAGTACCTATTGCAGAATATGAGTTATACATTGTATTGTATATTAATTCTCCAACATAAGCACCAAAAGACTTAGTTACTCTTGTAATAACCTCCACCCAATCTATTTTTCCTGCAAGAAACAAGTCGATTTCTGTGAATATTTTTATCAACTTTTTCTGTGTAGCAACTGTGAAAGCATTACTAACGATTGTCTGTCTTTCTACGTCATAATTACCTCTTGCTACGGTATAAACCTTAAACAAATCATTATTTGGCACTGTGAAGTAATTTTTGTCTCCCAATTGAGTATCCTTTATCTCTGCCATATCACCAAAAGCACCATCAAGACTTGTTTTAAGAGAAACAGGCATGGTTTGAGCAATTATTGCATACACATCCCATTTATTCTTCTGAAATTTATAGAAATTCCATTCCCCACCACATGCCTCTGTAATAGCGGCACGAAGCATTGTATTCATTTCGTTAACATTATACTTATCTACAGCCTTACCATTATAGGCATCAAGACTTAATTTCTGTATATCGTTTAAAACTATTGTATTCATTTATACACTACCTCCTAAATTATTAATAAATTTATATTTACTGTTGTTAAATAGTTGTTTAATTATTATGCTTTAATGCAACGAATCTTTGAAGCCGCAACACCATTAAGAGTAGTTACTTCATTGATAATAAATGCCTTTGCTTCAGTTCCACCTAAAGCATCTACTATTTCCATTTTTAATGCACCAGCATCAGGAATTACAAATTTACCTACAGCGGCGGCGACTGTTGCAGTTAATTGTGCATTTTCTACAGTAACAACTAATCCTTCTGAAATTTCATAAGCTCTACCAACCTGACCTACTGCAAGAGAAAAATCTCCCTCAACCTTTTCTGCTTCATAATTTAAAGGTACAGAAGCAAACAATACCATACCTGCGTCAGTTATTGCACCACAAGCGGCTACTGTATATGTACCTATATTAGTTGTATTATCCTGAGTTCCTAAAACAACCAAATTACCCTGATGAAGAATAGAAGCACATGTTACATCATAGATGTGAGCTGTTGAAGATACTTTGTTTAAAACTATATTAGCCATTTAAAATTCCTCCTAATTATTTATTTAATTTGTTTTTAGTTATTAAAAAACAACAATAAATTTATTTATATTGTTGTTAATTGTTGATATTAAATTTAATCTTTTTTCTCAATGAACTTTTCGTATTTTCCATATCTCGAACCAACAACTTCAGTTCCAGTTCCTTCTATTACACTAGCAGAAACCTTTTCTACTTTAGTCTTTTTATTAGTTTTACTAAAATTAACTTTACCAATCATAACAAATAATTCTTTTTCGAGATTTTCAACATTATAATTCATTACATCTGCATTAACCTTTTCTTTAAGTTCTATATATTCCTGATTTTCTTTCAAAGATTCATCAAATTCAGTAAATACCTCACCTATAGCAGTTTCATGTAATTCTTTTTCATTTTTATTTTTATAAATTAATAAATCTTCATTTGTAGTTTTAAGAGTTGCAATTTCAGTATTAAGATTAGTTATTGTTGCTTCAAATTCTACTGATTTTGTTTTAAGTGCTTCAAATTCTTCTGAAACTTTTGTTTCATTCTCTTTAACTTTATCAGCTACAACATATTCAATAGCCTCCTGTGGAAATAAACTAAATACTATTTCACCCTCAACGAAGTCAACTATCTCAAATTTCTTTCTTTTCTTTGTAGCAAAATCAATTATAACTTTATCTCCACTCATAGAATATGTAAAACCATAAAGATTCCAATTATCTTGTCTGTCATATGCAAAAACCTCTGTATCACTATGCTCTACATATGAATATTTTGAACATTCATCACCCCATCTATCTCTGTATTTTTCTACCCTTAAAGCATTTGCTAGTTCTTCTTGTTTTTGTGATGCTAAAAGAGCAAAATGTTCTTTAATCTTATTTTCTAATTCTTCAACCGACAAATCATCTATACTAAATTTTAAAGATTCAGAAGTAAGATTATATTTTTCTAGTAATTTATCTTTCTCATCCACCTTATTACCTCCTAACTGTTCAACGTTATTTTTTATATCAACCTCGTTAGAGGATTGATTTTGAATTGAAAAGTTTTTATCTGTTTTAACATCATCTTTTAAAGCAAAAACTAACTGGCTTAATTGTTCTTTAAATTTGTTGTTTGCGGTAAATTTATCAACAATTATAGATGCACTCTCAAAACAAGGTTCGACATTATTAGAACCTGTATTACCATTTTCATCAACATCTAGTCCAAGTAAACAAAGTGCGGAATACTCGAACGAATCTATCTGTACATTACCAGTATCCTTTTCAGAATATGATTTTACGTTGATTTCCATTGATTGATTAACACCTGTATCAATTACTTTTTGAACTGGTTCTGGATATCTACCATACCAAAGCACAACATCAGCTTTTATATATTGATGTTTTTGCCCATTTTCCTCAATCTCAATTCGTTCAGCATTATGATTTTCCTTAACAACACCATATGGAACAGTATTATCTTTTAATACTAATACATTACCACTCCACTCTATTGTTATATCATGTCCACCAAAATTTTGCTTATCAGGCAACCAATGTCCAACCAAAGGTATTAATCCTAAAGATGGCATAGCATCGTTAAATGCATTATCTGTTATATCAGAACCATTTCTGTTATCTCCACTGTAAGCAATTAAAGCAGTTCCTTCTACAAATTCAGAATTATTTACCTTTTTAAAATCTTTATTAAATTTAACTTTCAAACTAGGATGCACATTCAATTCTCTCACCACCTTTACTAGAAATTCAACCTATTACTTATTACACACTTACTTTTATCAATTTCATTAAAATTAAATTTACTACCATTATCAATAATAAAAACCCAACACTGTTTATTATCAATGTGGGTTTCTTGAAATAATTTTAATGAATTTTGAAGTTTTGTTTTTTCTTGTTTATCAAAACAATATAAAAACATTAAAATTCACCTACCTATATTTTTCTACCTATATTCTTGCGAAGCTTCCCCATTATCAGTTATATTACCTTTTTCTCCTTCTGGCCTACCATTTTTCTTATCATCTACACCACTTTGTTGACTACCAGATATCATAATTGGCATATACTCATCAATATCAATTAATTTTTCAAGTTGTGCAACCTGCAAAAAATCATATATTTCTTTGCCCGTAGAAACAATAAAATCAAATCTATTACCACCAAATTGCAAATTAGTTCTACATTGCTCCTCAACTTCTTTTTTATTAAATTTATGTGTTTCTAAAAAGACTGTACTAAATTTAAATGATTTTAATTGATATGATAATATTGCATTGAAGAATTTTAACAAAGGAAAGACTCTATTTGCATCTGCTTGAATAGAATCTTTTAAAGCATTACTTGAAGATTTTTCATTATTAAAAACCAAACTAGAAACACCAGAATCATCTTGCACATTCTCTTTAGATTGTTCAACAAGATTTATTTGTGTTCTACTTGAACTATCAAAAGATATTGCTTCAACTTCAAAAGGTGATGTTGAAACGCTAACATTTGAAGGTACATGTTTCTTCGTGCTATCATGATAAGCTTGAATAACTTCTTTTGGTAATAATGGCTGTCCTTCCTCGTTTGTACCTATCTTTTGATGCACCATTTTCACATTATCATTTTTTATATATTCATCCATGTACTCTTTGTTTTGTTCAAGAATTAATAAATCTATAAACATATTTGCAAAATAAGGATAATCATGAACTGATAACATTCCATGTGATAATATAGCAAAACCCTTTTCAGAAACCTTATACTTTAAAGCATCTAAAGCATCATTTTTATCTAACTTTTTATTTTTACTGTTTTTACTATCATGATAATCTTTATATGCTATTTTAATTTCTTCAGGTAAACTTTTTACAATATCATTATTAAGCAAATCTAATCTAATTTTATATCTAAAAAGATTATTAGAATCTATTTCATAAACTTCACAAAATTTGGCTGGAATTTCAACATATATGGTATTATCATTGTCTGTAAGCGTATACCAATAAGATTCTCCTTGTATTAATGTACGTTCTATCATTTTAGGATAAACTGTTTTTACCTGACTTTGTTTTGCTTTTTTAGCCGCACCTAATAATCTATTTATCATTGTTTTTTTATTATCAGTAAAATCAGTTGGCGATAAAACATAATCAAAAGTCATTATATTTGCAAAATAATCTATAGTATTTTGATATGCCGAACTTGTAGAATATAAATAATTAGACATATTTTGTAATGTTTGATAACTAATTAATGGATTACGTAATGCTTTTTCAATTTCCTCTTTTGTATAAGGTCTGGAAATTGGTTTATAATTCACACTCTCAGCGTAAATTTGTGATGTTGCAAAATAATGTTTATTGTAAATATCTGAGGTTTGTGATTGGTCTGATGTTTGGTTTTGTTGTATTGATGTATTGGATTGTATGTTTTGTATTGCATTTTCAACTTTATTTTCTAACTTGGGTTTATTTGTGTTTTTATTTGTACTACCTTTCGGTCGTGCCATGCGTTAGCCTCCTTTCGTTGGAGAGTTTGGGTTTAAAATTTGGGAATTGTAATACTGATTATGTTATATAAATTTATTTATTATATTTATAATTAGTAGAGACAATAATCGAGCCAGTTGATATCTTTATTAGATTTACCTGTTATATGTTTTCTTCTTAATTGCTGTAAATACCAAGCAAGCATAGCAATTGCATAAGCTCTATCATCATTCATTTTATTTTGTTTATCTGGTGGTAAATCATATCTACAATTACCATTTGAACTTTCAAAACGATAAATATTAACAAGTTCTTCTTTAGCTAAATCTAATTGAATTAATGCCATTTCTTCTTCAAAAGATAATTTATATACTTTTGATTTAATTTCATCTCCATCTGTATCATCCATAGTTAAATAACCCTTTCCATCATATGTTTCAGGAAAAGATATTAAATCCAAATTCATCATTTCAATTAAAGCTTCAAATAGCATTTTTTTATATTTTTGAGGGGAAAGTAATTTGATTTTATCAACTGCATTTGGAAATTTAGAAATATAGTCTACAGATTCTACTTTATCAATCATTCCCTTATGTTTATTTCCTTTTTTATCAACCCAATCCTCCATAAAGTAATCTGCAATATTTACACCACCTCCACCTGCACCAGCATCAATTTCTAGAGCTTCAATATTTTCATAATCCGCCGCAGTTTTACCGTTATAATCCAATATCATTTGTTTTACAAGTTCAATTTGTTCAGGTGTTCTCATTGGAGTTTTTTTCTTTTTAGCTATATCCACAAAACTTACAGCATTAACAAGTTTCATTTTATAACCAACTATATCATCCCAATAAAACTCTCCTATAACACACACAGACTGGTCATAACTACGGGCAGGGTCAAATCCTATACCGTATTTTTTATTTCCATCATTATATAATATAGGAACTCTTAATTCAGAATTTCTAATTATATTGGCTCGTTTTATTATCTGGTCATTTCCACCTTCTGTGGTAAAGATATTCTTGTATTCTCTCATGGCTTTTTCTTTATTTTCACGCATTTTTGTATCAATAACTTCTTGTGTAAGCAATGGAACAGGATATAATTTTCCATTATATGTTGCATTAATTACCACATCTGAATTTATATCTGCTACAAAATATCTATTATCTCCTAAAAACATCTTTTTACTAAACTCACTATATTTTTTAAAAAAGTAAGTATCAATTGAAGATGCGGAAGAAGCATATATTAATTGATTTGGAAATTGTTTTGGAAATAATGTTACATCAATATCTCCACCCAATCTAAAGTCACTGTTTTGAGTACAAAAAGGTTCTGAAGCTGTAAATAATTCATCTGGAGCAAATCCCGATTCATCATAAAAATTACAATTGCTTCTCTTAGAACGAATGTTGTTAATTGCTCCGTTTAAGGAGTTAACTGCACTACCATTATATAGATTATATTCAAATGAGCTAGGATTGTGGGTAAATCCATCTGTGTTTGCGGTACTCTTCACTGTTTCATTCATAAATACATCAGTTAATCCAGTAAAAGATGCAATTTCTCTTTTAGCTATTTTTTCAATTTTCATAAACATTTCTTGACTCTGACTACCAGAACCAGCTAATATATATGCTTGAAAATTTGGTATTAATAAGCTTTTAGTCATTAAAAAAGGAGAACCAAGGGTAGTCTTCCCAGAAGACCTACCCATACACCAAACACAATAAGGAGTATACCAACTTTTTAAAAGAACATATTTTTGATAATCTAATAAATCTAAACCCAAAAACCTTTCAACGAAACGTACAGGGTACATTCTTCCCCAATTTATTATCTCAGCAAGTTTTAAATACCCATCAATTTTTCTTTGAGACATAGCTTTTTTATCCATATGCTACATCTCCTTTTTTATATTTATTTTTAATAATCTATTTTCTTCTTCAAGTTTTATAGTTTTTGTATTTAATTCTTGTATCATATTTCTTTGGTCTGTTATCATTGCAACATAATCATTTTCATCAAATTGTAATTGCTTTAATATACTTTTATTACTAATATCTGCTACTTGACTCATTCCCTCACATGTTTCAATATCAAATAAATTAACTTCTGCTTCCATAAAACCCTTTTCTTGAAGTTGCTTCATTATTCCAGATAAAGTTCCTGCACCTTTAGATTTATTAGTTGCATGATTAACTGAAATACCATTATCTTTAGCCATAGCTAAAATTGCTCTATACATTTTATCTTTAGCTTCAAATAAAGACTTAACTCCACCTACTTGATTAGCAACATTGGTTACATCACTTGTCATTATTGCTAATGCTTGATTTATCTTATCTATCTGATTAAAACTTTTAGCTATTTCAATCACTATTGGTAATTTAAAACTATCTTCTAATGTACTTTCATCAAGCATATCTACAATAGAAGATAGTTTTAAATTACTATCTAATGGATTTTCATTTTCAAAAGGGTCATATCCAACCATTCTTATTACATCTTCTTTATTCCTTAAATCCTCTTCATTAAATTCTAAATTTTGATTAGTTTTATTTATAAGACTATTTTCTCCGCCTTGAGTTATCAAAGTTGAATCCACAAATGTTTTAGAAGAATATTGATTTAGAGAATTAATTTTTTGAAAATATATTGCGGCAATATTACTATTGCTATTAGTTGCTTGAACTTCTACACTAGGATATAAATTTGCATCAAAATAAACATCTAATAATTGACATAAATAATATAATGCTGTTTTACAATCTTCATATTTATTTAACAATAAAGCAAATAATTCTAAGACACATTTTTTACATACGACCATACGCCCATTATTACCCCTCATTGTTAATGATGAAGATTTGTAAAAATTTTTTTCTTGGTCTTTGTATTCTTCTGGACAACAAGAACATTTATACTTTTTAACTTCAACTTGTGGCTTGCTGCCACTATTTGTTTTCTCTGTTTTAGCCACAAATTCACTCTCCTTTAATCAAAATAAAGAAGTCAGTATATTTCAACTGACTCAACTAACATTCTTCCAACTTTTATTAACTTTAATATTATAAATTGCACAATTTCTTACACCAAATTGTTTAGCTATATATTCTGTTGGAAATCCTTTATTTATTAATTTTCTAATTTCTCTAACTTCTTCTGCTTTTAGTCTACGAAATGATTTCCTTTTTCTTTTTTTTAACCGTATATCTTCATCTGTAATTTTTAATGCTTCCTCAAAATCTCCATTGAAAAATTTATTTTTAAATTCAACAAATTGTTCTTCTGTATTATTTGTTAAACCATAAATTGTATGAAATAATTTATGTATGTTCTTTTTTAAAGGGATGCCTAATCCGTATTGATTATGTAACTCTATAAATAGTTTATTAATATTTTTTAATTCGTCATCACTATATTGCATCATATTTTCATATATTGGCAAATTTAATTTATTTAATGTTTCATATACTATATCACTAAAATTTTCTTTTGCATGATGTATTTCTAAATCTTTATCATTGGTGTTTGTTAAAGCACATTTATAATTATATTTCTTCAAACTATCCAGTTTCCATTCATATAAAATAGCTCTAAAATATGTAATTAAAGGAGTTAACCCACCCTTCCATCCACCAGATTTTTCTCTTCTTCTATTTCTACTTATTTCTCTCTTTCTTTCTTCAGGGAATACATATCCTATATGAGATTTACTATTAATTTTTATAAGAGTTTCGTCATCTCTACCTATCCCTAACTTACTTGCTTTTCCTTTAATAGAAATCCAAGTTCTATTTGTAAATCTTTTTTCCAAATCCTCTTGTGGCATATTTGGATAATTTTGAATTAGAAATTCCATATCTTCATCAGACCAAATATCCATTTTCTCAAACTTTTTTATATTCCATTGATAAACAACATTTGTTATAGTTTTATATTTTTTATTATAAAATCTATTTAATAAATCTTGCTTAGAAACATTTGTATAATTATTATACAACCAATTAATATCTTCTAGAGACCAATTACTCTTAAAGACTTCTCCTTTATTATTATACCAATCCTCAATGTTAAAACTATCTAAATTTTTACCAGTAATACAATCTTTACAAATAGTAAAATATCCTGTTTTATTTGCATTATCCGTATAATAATATTCATTTGTTAACGGTAATTCTTGTAAGCATTTAATGCAAACTTGATATCCTTCTTTACAATTTTTATATGTAAATTTGTCTCCCTTACATTCTTTACAAATATTTACAAAGCCACCTTTTAAATTCTTATCTTTATTAAAATAGTCACTATTTAATGGTAAATCTCTCTTGCACTTTGTACATTTTTTATATCCTTCAATATTTGATACATTCTTATTTTTATAATCTTGAAATTTATACCCTTCGCATTCTTTACATTTACTTTCTAAACCATCTTTTAAATTATTATTAGTAAAAAAGTAAACATTGTTTGCTGGTAATTCTCTTTCACACCTCTTACACTTTTTCATCTTAATTTCTTCACACATTAAAACCACTCTCTTTCTACGTTTTATTTCTCTCTACGTGAATAAAAATAGAAAAGAAGATAGGCACGTAGAGATTGAGTAGCTAACTCAAAATTCCTATCTTCTTCAAAACTAAACTTTATTAATTTATATAATATTTAAACACACAATCTCTGTGTATTCATTTCCACGCTGAAACTTAATTCAGCGTAGTGTCAATACACATCAATTAATCAATTTTTCTTCTCTTTATCCTTATCCTTAACTATCTCAATATAAAATTCACCATCATCATCAATTGTTCCATCTATCCTGCCAATCAATTGTGTTCCATCTTCATAAGTAGCCACACAATTTTCACAAACCATAATTAACTCATCATATATAGCACTATGAAACATACTTAAAATACTTGTCTCTAATATCTTATAAACTTCTCTACTTGCTTCGTCTACTGTATTAAAAGTATTTGGACTACCGAACACTCCCCCATGTTCCCATGACTCAAAATTTATACCAAACCTAATATTAAACATTTATTTCTCCTTTTATTAAACTTTGCACCAAACAAACATTTCGTCTATTTATTTTTCGTAATATTCTTCATCATCTTCATATCCAAACATTTCAAGGATATTATCAATGAACTCGTACAAAATACTCTCCAAACATTCTGGACACATATCTGTTTCATATATAGTATCTATAGTATCCTGAACCAATTCATCAACACAATCCTCTTCATCATCAAGTAAATCATAATAAGTATCTTCATCTATCTCTTCATCACCGTCAAAATACCTAGTACCTATATACCCCATATCCCCATCATCAAAATAATCCTTCTTTATTAGTTCCATTAATAAATCCTCCTTTATTTTTGGTTTATATAATAGTTCAATATGAACTTTATATTTATTTGTATATTTTCTATTTCTCAGGAAATACTAAACCCAACATTTTAATATAGGAGTTCAGAGTTTGTTATACCTAACCCAAGGCATATAACATATCACTCTGAACTTCATTTATCTTTATCTATCTATTTCTTATCTATTTTATCTAAATCCATTTTCTATTAAATTCAATTCTTGAAACTATATTACTACCTTCTAAAACACCTTTAAACTCAGCATATAATTTTCCATCTTGTTTTGGTAAAGTAGTACTGTCAATTGATGGCAAGGTATATACCACTTCATAAATGCCTTTGCTTTTTTTATTTAAAATACCAACATCTATAGTACTACCGATTTGTTTTTTATAGCTATCATATATTTTAAGTGTTATTGTGCTAGGGTCATCATATTCGTTCGCAAAATTTCTAAATTCTACTCTTAAAATTATGGAATCATCCATAATTGGCATTTACCCCACCACCTTTATCAGTTTATTTCTTTCGATTACTTTTATATTTTTATTTCTTTCAACAATTTGAATAGATTTATTTCTTTCAAAAATATTAATATTACTTTCTCTTTCAATCATACTAACATTTGAGTTTCTTTCTATTGTACTTATGAAACATTCTATTTGCTCAACAATAAACCCAACATTAATATTCTTACTATACAATTCACTCTCATTAAAAACTTCATCTTTCAACCGCACATATAAAGTCGCAATACCCAAAGGATATGTCTGAAAATCTACCAAACCATAATAAGTATAATCATCAAGTTTATTAAATATATAATCATGCCTTGTTCCGACAGCATCAATAATATATATATCTTGATAAGTTGCTAAAACCTCATTTGATTTAATTTCTATTTCAACCACATTCTGAGGTATTGTTCTTATAGGCATTGTTATTGTAAGTTGGGGTGAGGTGGAATCAAATTCTAAAGTAAAATAACTACTCATAAGTACTCCATACCCCACTTTCATTTTTACCGTATATATTTATTTTGTATATCTTGTCACCTAAAGTTAATTCTTCATTTTCTACTGTAAAAACAACATCTGTGTTTGCTGTCACTGTAGTTCCACTGCCTACCAAGTAACCACTACCTTGACCTGTGCTATCTGCTCTTGCTTCCCATTCAGTTAAATTTTGGTCTGATTGAAAAGTTACTGTGCAGATGTCTTGATTTGTAATTGCTGAGATTTTGGGTTTGTCAAAGGATTGGATTGTTATTATTGGAGAGGTACTACTATTAGCTGTGTATGTAGCATATGCGGAATATTTTCTATTATAATATCCTCCCACTGTACCGAATGGATTAGCAGGATAAGAAGTAAATGCAAGAGATTTCCATAAGCCTTGATTAGTAGAACCAGTATCATAGTACATAGCTCTTTTAGCTTGTAATGTATTATTAATTATCCAATAATTAGTTGCAGTTAATGTTGCAAATGCTGATAGTTCTAACCATTGGTCAACATATGGACTAGATGAAACTGATGTTGAAAGTAATAAATTTGGTACACCTAAATCATCTGAATATAATGCATATTTAATTTCAGGCGTACCACCAGTATTTATACCTCTTATATACCAAGTAATAAAAGACATATCTCCAGATTCAGGTATAGAAAATTTACAACCCCTAATATAACCTGCATTAATTTCTTCATAAGATGCCCCTTTAGTTGTATATCCAAAAGTTAAACCCGCCGCATGTGTTACAGGATATATAGCATTATCTAAGAATTCTTGTGGAATAGTAACAATTAATTTACTGTTACTAATATCCACACTTAAATTTCCCCATACCCAATTACCAATAGCATCTTCAATTCGTGGTCTATAAATATGAAAAGCCTTACCTATCCTATACTCTTTTCCACTCACAATATTCATAGGACAATTCTTATAATATACAGCATAAGAACCTACAACATTCTCATCTCTATGTGTTATAATGTTTCCATTGTTATCATATATATCTGTTTCTGTTGCATATTGTCCTTCTTCTAATATTTCTTCATTTAAAGGAGGTTGATAAAAGACTTCAATTTCTTTAGTTTGTAATGTAAATTCTACTGTATTCTTTATAGGTTTTTCTTTTAATGTTATTTCAAATTCATATCCACCTTCAGGATAAATTTCGGAAACGGGTAAATCATAAAATTTAATTTCCTTTTTTGATTTTTTCCAAACTATATAATTATCTTTTGTAATAATAGACGGATTTTCTAATTCATCATC